ATCGATATGTCACGGGAAAATCTGCCCCCTTGAAGTTTTGGGGGTGTGTGGGCAAGCGTTTTGTCACCGACCTGGGCACAGAAATAGTCTAAGAGCTAATGATACCAACGATTTACAACGGATATACAATCTATTGGGCTCAAGATTGCCAATGATTCCAACAATTTTTATATATCCGCGTCTCTTTATCATCGGGCCTTTCTATTTTTTTGGAAATCAGACTATATATATGCATTGAGTCAACTTACTAATCAGTTGGAGTATTAGTATATAGCTGAATCATTATATATATTTTTTCTTCGATTAAGTGTGTACAAGCTAAACACTAAACGACAATATCATATATAAGTAATGCATTTAATACATTACTGAAACTATAGGAGTAACAAATGGAAAGACTAACAGAGAAATCTAAAAAAGAAATAGTTAATAAAATGGTTAACGAAATTCTAGGTAAATTAGATGTACAAAGTGAATTGGATTCTATTTTAGATAAAAGAGGAAACAACTCAATTGAAACATTTATGAATTGGATTCCAAGTGACAATGAATCAGATTCAGCGAATGATTACAGAATGGATATGCACAATGAAATTGCACATTCTGTTCTTGATATCTTTAAACAAATAAAATCAATTACAGAATCATATGCTGATTCAGGTCAGGAAATCAAATGAATAGAGATACACATATAATAACTAATAATGAGGACTTATTATGTTTTGCAAATTATTGCATGGATATAGTAGGTGGAGGCTTTCATTGGAATAACGCATTTAGTGATTATTATGATAAAGATGGAAAGCAATCTTTTAATAATCATAAATGTTTAATGCTAGATGAAAGACTAGAAGAAGCAATAAACTTTAATGCGGAATTGTTTCAGAAAGTAATAATTCTACTAGCAGAAGCTCATCTTTCATCAAGTGATAATTTTATTATAGGAGGCTCAGAATGAGACTTAAAGAAATAATAATAGACTTAATTAATTATGATGGATTCGAATATGAAATTGTAATTAATGGAAGGCAGATAATCAGCAATTGTTGGTTGGACTTTAAATACCAACTGATGATTGAGGGTTACGAAATAATTAATCAAGAGGAGTACATATAATGGACTTATTAACAATATTTATTTTTGGTGTTATAGATAATGGAGTGCTTGTATTGGCATTCTATATAACTTATTTAAATTTAGAAATACTAACTGAAAAACATTTACAGATTAGTGTATCAGCTTTTCTATTAGGTGTGATTTCAGCAGGTGTCTCAAATACAATCTCAGACTCATTAGGATTCATTTTACAATTTGAATTCTTGTTAGGTCTGATGGTTGGATTAGGTTGTCTAGCAGGAATGTTAGTTATTCCACTTATGGAATTAATTAAAAGTAAATCAAGTTGTACTGACGAGGCTTGAATAGCCGAAACTCAAGAGTCAGCTTAAATAGTAGGCTCTTGATTCTACAACAAACAATAGGAGTAACCAATGGAAATTAAAAGTTATGAAAAAGCGATGGACTATATTATAGACCATGAATATTCAATATGTATGGACGACCACGAACAGATTAAAGCTTTAATCTATTTAGTACATATACAAGATATCTCAGTTAAAGATATTCTTGCACAAGCAAATAAAATTAAATTACAAAATGAGGAGGAGTAACAAATGGAAATTAATGATTCAAACGCACTAAGTGCAAAACTACTTGATTCAATTATGGGTGGTGGTTTTATAGATGATGAAACTTTGGTTCAGCTTTGTGACGAACTAGAGTTAACTGACAATCAAATTGAACACATTACACATTTAGATTTGGATGATATTAAACATTTTAGAGGTGAGAATAATGGGTAAAGCATTTATACCACTTGCAGGAATGCGTAAAGTGACTCAGCTAAGCGTACAAGCATTTCTTGATGGAAGATTATTAAAATCTTCAAACACAAGTGCTGAAGGTGACACGCTGAAATTACATGGAAATGTAATAGTTAAAAAAGTATATCCTCATGGGCGCGATTGGTGCAATGGGGATTGGGAAATTAGTTTATGTGATTGGAATACTATGTCGACCAGAGAACGCTTAAATGGGTTTTTAAGGCTTGCAAATATTCCACTTAATATAAGAACTAAGAACGGAAAAATATATCTTAAACATTGGCATTATAAGACCTTATATCCAATTGATGCTGATACCTATTATAATCCGTTAGTAATTGCAATGGAGATAGAAATGGAAGGTGAAACTGATTAGTTAAATATTCAGGATTCAAACTTTAAGCCTTTAGATTGTTATGGTCTAGAGGCTTTTTGCGTAGAGGATAGGTATTTTTAAGCACTATTCTTAGAACTGACCAGGAGCCAATTATGAGCTTATTTGAAAAGGTAGTAGATGCTATAGGCATTATTTTAATATTCGGTTTAATGTACGCATTTCTTTTAATAGTCTGCGCATTTGAAAAGGCTTGTTATTAAATTAGAAAGACCATACAGATTTAAAAGTACATTAGCAAATGGCTATATTGACTTGTTGCGATGTACTTTTCTTGAAATTTGAAGCAATTTTCGATCGCATATATCGTGTCGTGTTTTAGGAAAAGCCAGGAAACATTAAGCATGGTGTACTAAGTTTTAATAGGGACACATACAGATAACTATAACGTTTTTTTTAAATGATACACCGGAGCATTAATATTGTGAGTGAATTAATAATAGACAGATTTCATAAAATTAGTAATGACCAGTTAGAATTAGATCTAAACTGGAAGTGCAGTATCGTGTTGCGCAATTCAAATATGATAGTAGCAAGCGTTGCAGGAATAACTAAAGAAGAATCAAAGCTTAAAGCAAATGACTTAGTAAATACTTTTTTAAATGATGATTTAATTTCAAATCAAGAAAAAGAGCGTTTACGCAACTGCGAATATCGTGTGGCATGATGTCAGTATTAACACATAAACAATTTTTAGAACCGTTAGCAGAAGATAAGCATATTAAAAAATTAAGCACTGGAGAGCTATTAAGTCATATATTGAAACTTGAAAAAAGTAATGACGCATTAGACCAGTATTTTTTGATTAAGATTAAAAAAGAATTTAAAGGTAGAAATATAAACTAATGAAAACAAAGCAAGAACGTATTGATTATAATGATACAACTGATTTTGAAATGGATAAGCCGCATATGGTTGCTTATTTATCAGATATGAATCGTGTTAAGTATGATGACTTAGTTACTCTAAGAAAACACTATGAGCAACTTGCAGATGTTAAGTTAATGAAATTGGAATCAGCTACATGGTTGATCTTAATACATAAAGAAATATTTAGAAGAGACAATTTAACAATTAATAGAATTTAATTTCATATAGTACCTCTATATGTATATATCGTCCAGGTAGTTACTCCATCTGGGCGATATATTTTTTCAAAATTAAGTGTTTTATATCTATACACTAATGGATATGAATGCTAGTGTGGAAAAGTGACTGTGTTAAGGAGAGAGCACTATTGCTAATAATAATAATAATAATAAATTAGGAGCGATTATGACAAGTAACACGGACTATAGCACATTCTCAGACGATAGCTATGTATTTAAAAAAGATACCAAAATAAAATATCAAGGGATAGACATAGATTTTTCAGACTTACAATACCGAGTGTTATTGCTACCAGAAAAGCTAACATATAATCAAGTTGTATGGATCAAGTTCAATAAAACCTCAACAAATATGCTTAAAAAAGTACTTATTAAAGGCGGGTTAAGAATTAAGAATCTATTGAAAATAGAAGAACTTGAATGGGATTTCTTTAATGATAGACATGATGCAACTATATATAAACAAGTTATAGCTAACATGTCTGAATAACGATTTATCAATAGCTCAATACAGATACACTGATGAAGCATTTAATTATGCAGCAACTAAGCTGAGCGTATAGGAGACTATATTGTATCTGTTAAAACATAAACGAAGATTATTCGTTTGTGCATATTGTGTGAGAAAGCCAGGATTGGCTAGTAAAATAGCTAATTCTGCGCTTTTCATGCGTAAATATAGGTAAAAATGTCAATTAAAGGTGTATTTAATGCATCTACCATGACATTATTATTGAACGATAAGCAATTATGAGCTTAAAAAAGCTTATATAGCGAAAAAGACAAGGAAGTATTAATAGGTATATGGAGTAAGTCATAATAGAGCAAATTAGTTTGGTATCAACTACGTACCATTTTTAAGCTAATTAGTTAAAATTCTACGAATCAAGGTAGAAGAGGGTAACAAAGTGGAAGCGTATATTTATAAAGCACGCGGCAAAGCAATGTTTGATGTTGTTAATTCATTTAGAAAAATTGGAAATGAAATACAAGCTCAGACAATGCAAACATTTTTGTTTATTGCTATGTGTGAAAATAGAGAGATCGCAATGTCATCATTGGCACAGCGTTTAGGTATGAGTCAAGCATCAGTATCTAGGAACATTTCATATTTTATGAAAACAAATAGATTACATCAAGCTGGTCCAGGGTTTTTAGAAACCCGGGAAGATCCTAAAGAACGCAGACGAAAATTAGTTAAGCTAACAAACAAGGGACATATGTTCTATGAAGAGTTAGCAAGTTTTCTTTTAAAAAAGAGATCTTAATAAGTAAATAAACTAGGTATGTAATTGGTGCTCAGGGAGGGACTCGAACCCTCACGACCGTTAGGTCCCGGGATTTTAAGTCCCGTATGTCTACCAATTCCATCACCCGAGCAAATTGATAGGAGTAATATATGTCATTTAGAATGAGAAATAAAGGATATCAACTAGATATTCATCATAACGAGAAAAGATATAGAACACAAATACTTGGCGATAAGCATGATGCTGCTATGGCTGACGCATTTGCGAAAAAGGAATTAAAGCTAGGAACACCTTGGAATGAAATTCAAAATCAAATAAATGTTTCACGCCATGATACATCCATTGGTGCAATATATTCGAAAGTAAAGGCTAGTTATACAGACAGACACGGGCAACAAACCTGCTTCAATGTTGTGCAACAAGTTGGTCCTAATATGAAAATAAGCGATGTTGATGAAGAACGAATAGACCTATTAATAGAAAAGTGGCGCAGCGCTGGCAATAGCAATGGTACTTGCAATAGAAAACTTGCAGCATTATCAAAACTATTTACATATGCTATGAAAAGAAAACTTTTAAAATCTAAACCACAGATTGAATGGTTAAAAGAAGGTGCAGGTAAAACAAGATATATGAAACCTGAAGAAGAATTACTTTTTTGCAACTTATTAAAATCTGGGGGTCATAATGATTTGGCAGATATGATAGTTGTAGCATGTGATACAGGGCTTCGTAAAAGCGAATTGAAACGCATTGATTTAAAATTAGATCTAAATGATAATCGCTTAACTTGCCAAGCTACAAAAAATGATACTATTAGAACCATAACATTAACAAAAAGATCTTTAGCTATTCTTAAGCGAAGAGACAACAGATCTTTTATTAATATGTCAGATGAATTAATGAGGTCTGCATGGAATTATGGAAAAATAAAAGCTGGTCTTGAGTATGATAAAGAATTTACTTTTCATTGTACCAGACATACATGTGCTAGCAGATTAGTACAAAGTGGAATTCCAATCTTAGTTGTGCAACAATGGTTGGGACATAAGACAATTAAAATGACTTTAAGATACTCACATTTAGCTCCTCGTAATTTTGAAGAAGCTAAGAATGTTTTAGAGGAAATTGTGGTGACGAAAGCGGTGACGGTTTAGTCAAATAGAGGGCATGGAAATTAATATAGTTAATGCAAATGTTAGATCGTATAGTTTACAACGGACTTAAAATCTTTACTGTAGATATATACACCGGCGAATGCTTATCAGCTGAAACCAAAATCTAACAACAATCATTAACTATTCATATGTGATTTAGTATCACTGGAGTAGTAAAATGGTGACAGTAAGCAGTGACGGTAGCGCCTTTGAGCGCCAAATGGACCTTGAATTGGAGATGCGTGAAAGAGGCGCAATAAGAGACAAGAAAAAAGAAGAAAAGTCTGAAAATGCTGTTAATGAATCTTTAACAATGCATGGTAAAAAGCTACTTAAAGCAAGTATAGATAATTATATGTTGGAGTTGGATCTTTGGCTGAACAAAGTAAATTCAGGACAAAGACCTATAGCTGCTAAGTTATTAGAACAATTAGATACTAAAACAATTGCAGTTATAGCTACAAAGAAAATCATTGATGGAATAACAAGTGTACGTAAATACACATCACAAGCAATTGAGCTAGGCGGTAAAATAGAAGATGAGCTTTACTTTAGGGAATACGCTATTGCCCATCCTGCTTTATTTGATACTGTTGATAAAGATCTAAATAGTAGAAGTAGTCATTATGGGTATAGAAGAAGCAAGCATTTACAGTCATCTAAAAAAGTTGATTTTAAATGGGATTGGTGGGAAACTCGCGAAAAACTATTAGTTGGAGAACAGCTATTATCTTTATTCATTAAAGCTACTAATCTATGTATGGTACAAAAAAACTGGAAACGCAATAGGTCGTTTTTTGTTATTGTGCCTACTGAGCAAACTTTAAAATGGATCAAAAACGTTAAAGATTTTAATGAATATTTGAATCCTGAATACATGCCTACATTAGTTAAGCCTAAACCTTGGGTTGCAGGTAAGACTAAAGGAGCAGGGTATTATCATATCAAAACTAAACCAATTCTTATGGTTAGTGGGCATAATATTACATCACATAGAAACTTCTTAGATGAATTAGCTAATTATGATATGCCTGGAATTATTGATGGCATGAATGCTGTTCAAGATACTATGTACAAAGTTAATAAAAATTTATTACTAGTAGCTGAGACTGTTTTTAATAACGATGATAGAAATAGAGGTGGGCTTGTTACTAGCAGTCTTTTAGACTTACCTAATAAACCTCATGATATAAACACTAATAAAGACAGTTTGTTGGCTTGGAAAGCTGAAGCTGTAACAGTTTATACTATTAATCAGAAACTTAAATCTAAACGATTAGCAACCGCTAAAACATTATGGATTGCTAATAAATTTCAAAATGAGCATGAGATTGGATTTCCAGTACAATTAGATTTTAGATCAAGACTGTACTATATTCCACCGTACTTAAATCCTCAAGGAACGGATCTTGCAAAATCATTGTTAAAATTTTCAAATGCTAAACCTATTGGAAAATCAGGATTTAGATGGTTGTGCATTCACTTAGCAAACATGTTTGGTAACGATAAAATAACACTAGATGGTCGCGAACAGTGGGCATTAGATAACAAAGATGTAATTTTAAGCTGTAGCCAAGCGCCTTTTGAGAATCACTTTTGGGAAAATGCAGACAAACCATGGCAGTTTTTAGCTGCTTGCATGGAATTTGATAAAGTTAATGAATTTGGATTAGAGTACAAATCTAATTTGCCAGTTTCTATAGACGGAACATGCAATGGTTTACAACATTTCTCAGCTTTATTTACAGATGAAGTGGGGGGAGTTGCAACTAATCTTACTGATACTGAAGCTCCAAAAGATATCTATCAATTAGTTTGCGATAAAGTAATTGAAGCGCTTAAAAAATCAGATAATCCTATTGCAAAACAATGGCTTGCATTTAAGATAGACAGGAAATGTACTAAAAGACCAGTGATGGTGCTACCGTACGGTGGAAACAGATGGACGTTTACTGAGTTTGTAGACGAATATGTTGAAGGGAGAATTACTAAAGGAGACAAATCGCCTTTTGGTAATAGGACTAAATCTAATATATTCCTAGCTACAATGATTGAAGACGCAATTAAAGATACTGTTATCAAAGCCACTGAAGCAATGCAATGGCTACAACAGATTGCTAAATTAGTTTCAAAAGAAGCTAAACCTGTTCACTGGACAACACCATTAGGGTTTCCAGTAAGACAAGCATATTATGATCAAAAAGATTTAATAGTTAAAACAAAAATGATGGGTAGACTGCGCATAAAAAGCAGTACAGATAAAATCCATAAGCGCAAACAAACTTCTGGAATTTCTCCAAATTTTATACATGCGCTAGATGCTACATCAATGTTTTTAACTATGGATCATGCGCTTGCAGAAGGCATAACTGATTTTGCAATGGTGCATGATAGTTATTCTACTGTTGCCGCAGATGTAGATGCCTTAGGCAAGTGCACTCGGGAAGCATTTATACAACTATATACTGAAGTAGATCCGATTGAATTATTCGAAAGAGAAATTAAAGCGGTTATACCAGAAGAATCACACCACAAAATACCACCACGACCTTCTAAAGGTTCTCTAGATATGGAGAACATTAGAAACGCTAAGTATTTCTTTTGTTAGAATTTTTTTTTCACAATTGATGCACCAACGCATATAATTCACATTGATAGGAGATATATATAATGGCTAAATTTGTTAGAGTTACATCGCCTGTTGGATCAGCTAGTTATCCTTGGTTATTGGACCCAGATACTAAATTCGACAAAGATGGAATCTACAGTTGTAATATTTATGTTGATAAAGGTGCTGCTAAAGATTTAGTAGCAAAAATTGACAAAGCATATGATGCAAATATTGCAGATACTAAAACTGTTACAGGTAAAGATAAAATTAAACCAGGCCCAAAACCTTATGAGCTTGGTGATGACAATAGATACTTATTTAAAATTAAGCAAAAAGCTAAAATAGGTGAATCATCTATAAGACCAACAATTGTTAATGCTAAAGGCAAACAGCTAACTAACATTTCTGTTTATGGAGGCAGTGAAGTTAAAGTAGCAATGGATTTGGTACCTTACTTTGTAGCGACAACAGGTGCAGGTATTACTTTGAGATTGATTGGAGTCCAAATACTAAAACTACAAGAAAAACCAATGCCAAGTCTGGATACATTGGGTTTTAAAGAAGAAGATGGCTACGATGGCGAGGATGCCGAAGTACAACAACCTAAGGATAAAGTTGAAAAGAGCGAAGCGTCAGACGACTTTATTTAGAAGCGGTTTAGAAGAACGCCTAGCAGACCAATTAACATCGCTAGGTGTTTCTTATGAGTATGAAACACTTGTTGTTAAATACGTTAGACCAGAAAAAACTCATAGGTATACACCAGACTTTATATTATCTAATGGGATTATTATTGAAGGCAAAGGCCGATTCCTGACTAAAGATCGGCAGAAACATATATTAGTTAAACAACAAAACCCTGATCTTGATATTCGATTTGTATTTTCAAATCCAAAGCAACGCATCAGCAAGATAAGCAAAACTACTTACGCCAAATGGTGTATAACAAATGGATTTTTATATGCAAAACAAGCGATCCCTAAAGAATGGCTTAAAGAAAGTCGGATTAAGAAAAAGAAAACAAACAAATAAAATAATTATTGATTGTACTAATACACCTGATTATTTAGACGTAACTCTAAAACAATTAGATAAGCAGCATAGACAAGAAGGCGTATTAGGATTAAAAACTCATTACATTATAACCCTTGATGGCAAGGTTCAGACAGGAAGAGAATTAAATTCTGTTGGATATAAAATTCCGCCTGATGCTGTCAGCATACTATTAGTAGGCGCATCAAATTTTAATTTACACCAATTAACATCTTTAAGAAATTTAGTACAAGAACTTAAAGCACTTTATGGAGCTCTTGTGGTAACAAATAAAACCACAACTGAAATAAAAATATGATAGAAGAAGTACAAACATTTTTAACTAAATTTGGATTGTCTTATAAAGGCTCTCCACAAAGTTTACATGCAACTATTAAAGCTGATCGCATAAAACATATGCGTGAAGAAATATCTGAATATTCTTATGCAAAAAATAAAGAAGAAGAGCTTGATGCAATTATAGATATTATTTATTTAGCAATTGGTACTGGGCTTATGCAAGGTTTTGATATTGAAGAAGCATTTAAAAGAGTGCACCAAGCAAACATGAAAAGAATTAAAAACCCAGTTATTACAGACAAAGGTGGGATATTTAAACCTAAAGGGTGGCAAGCACCTAATTTAAAGGACTTAGTAGAATGATTATTATATTAGAGGGACCAGATTGTGCTGGTAAAACAACATTAGCTGAAAAATTTAAAAAAGAATTAGGTATTAATGCAAAATATATTCACTTAAATTCAGAAGCAGTTGAGTCTGATTATACTTGTGTATTAGATCCTAACAAACATGTTGGAACAAAGCACAGGATTATAGATAGGCATTGGCCAAGCGAAGTAGTTTATGGTCATGTGTTTAGAAATGGACCTAGAATTAATGTAGATCGCATAGTTAGTTACGCGCAAACGCAAAAAGCTATTTATATATTATGCTTACCACCTAAAAAAGAAGTATCTAAAAACTTTCATAAAAGAATTGAAAAAGAGCAATACAATACTGTTTCAAAAGTTTACGACTTTTATAAAACGCTTATAAGTACATATTCTGAATTTATCAAATATGATTATACCAAAGATACATTTGAAGAGATTTTTAAAAAAGTTAAAGCAAAAGATCATGTCAATTAATCATTTTGAATACGATTATAGAAAGCTATTAACTAATATAATTACAAATGGGCAAAGTTTATCTAATAGAACTGGTGTTAATACTCAAGCTATATTTAATCATGTAATGGATATTGATATTAATAATGGCTTTCCTATTATTACTGGTAAAAAAATCTTTTTTGATAAAGCATACTGGGAATATAAATGGATGCAAATGGGCAAGACTAATATTAATTTCTTAAATAAGCATAATATTAGATGGTGGGATAAGTATGCTGATGACAAAGGCGAACTTGATAAAACGTATGGTTATCAGCTTAGAAATTTTAATGGCGAAATAGATCAACTACAGTTTGTTATTAAAGAATTAAAAAAGAATAGTCGTCGTGCACATATAACTTTATGGAACCCGTCTGACTTAGATGCTGTTGTATTGCCATGCTGTTATACAGGATTTACTTTTGTAAGAATTAAAGACCAATTAAATATGTCTATGCAGTTTAGAAGCTCAGATGTATTTCTTGGGTTGCCATATGATGTCATAGTTGGTTCATTATTTTTATATGAAATAGCTGCAAAAACAAATTTAAAACCTAATAAATTAAGTTTAGTTTTAGCTAATGCTCATATTTATGAAAATCATAACAAGGCAGTTGAAGAATATTTAAGCAGACCAATCTATAAGCTACCTGAATACAAATATCCTAATATTTTAAATAATTATATTAGTGATGAATTAATTAAAGCAGAACTAAACGGAGTATAAATGAAAAGTAGAATAAATATAACAACATATTTTTTAAGATTAGCAAGCATAGTGGCGTTAAGAAGCACATGTGAAAGACGACAAGTTGGTTGCGTATTAGTTGATAAGTACAAGCATATTATTGGTACAGGTTATAACGGTGTTGCGTCAGGGCAACCTCACTGTATAGAAAGTAAATGTCCTGGAGCTTCATACCCAAGCGGTAAAGGATTAGAAAAATGTGAAGCTATACATGCTGAACAAAATGCAATCTTACAATGCAAAGATGTTAATGCAATTGTTACATGCTATGTAACTGTAGCTCCTTGCATTACTTGCACAAAACTTTTAATGAATACTAGTTGTAAAGAAATAGTATTTTTAGAAGAGTACCCAAATTCAGGTAAAAAATTATGGGACAAATATTGGTATAAGTATAACGATATATCAGGAACATTTAAGTGATTGAAGAAAACGATAGTGAATTTATTGGGCATGAAGCGTGCCCGCAATGTGGAAGTAAAGATAATTTAGCTCGCTATTCGGATGGTCATGCGTATTGCTTTGGCTGTGAGTATAGAGAAAAAAGTGAACAAGGAGATAAAGTGGTGGCACAAACAAAAACAAATATACAACTTACTGATATTGAATGCAGAGCGTTAGATGGTAGATCTATTAAGTTAGACACTTGCAAACGATACGGGTATAAAATTGGAAAGTATAAAGGCGAAGATGTACATATTGCAACTTACGATAACAATATACATAAATTAAGATTTAGAGATAAACGCTTTTCATGGATAGGAGATGCTAAAGCTGTTGGCTTATTTGGAGAACAGTTATTTAGAAATCAAGGCAAACGCATAACTATAACTGAAGGCGAGATTGATTGCTTATCAGTTAGTCAAGTGTATGGAAACCAGTGGCCAGTTGTTTCACTAAAAAATGGAGCAGCTGCAGCAGTCAAAGATGTTTCAAAATCATTAGAATTTTTACAAGGATTTGATGAAATTATTATATGCTTTGATCAAGATGAACCAGGTCAAAAAGCAGCTATTCAAGTAGCAGAATTATTCCAACCTGGTAAAGCCAAAATAGCTAGATTGCCGATGAAAGATCCTAATGAGATGCTTAAGAGCGGCAAAACTAAAGAATTATTAAATTGTTTATGGGATGCTAAGTCTTACAGACCAGACGGTATTGTTGATGCATTTGATTTATTAGACGAAGTTTGCAACAAACCAAAAGTAGATTCTATATCATATCCATTCAAATCAATTAATATTAAAACTCACGGTTTAAGAAAAGGAGAACTATTAACTATTTGCGCTGGAACTGGTATGGGTAAATCTCAATTTTGTAGGGAGATAGCATATCATTTAATACAAAAAGATAAAAAGATTGGTTACATAGCACTTGAAGAAAACTTAAGAAAAAGCGCTGAAAGTTTGGTTAGCTTAGATATTAATGCACCACTTCATATTGCTACGGATATTAATAAAGAGCAGGTAACAAAAAGTTTTAATAAACTATTTAAAAACGGTAATGTTCATTTTTATAATCATTTTGGTTCTTTAGAATTTAGCAATCTTATTGGCAAAGTTAGATACTTAACTAAAGCGCTTAAGTGCGAATATATAATATTAGATCATATATCTATTGTTGTATCTGGTTTAGATACTGGAGACGAACGCAGAGCAATTGACAATGTCATGACTGGATTAAGAAGCCTTGTTGAAGAAACAGGTGTTGGGCTTATATTAGTTTCACATTTAAGAAGATCTGCAAATGAACGAGGTCACGAAGAAGGTGGACAAACTTCATTATCACATCTTAGAGGATCTGCAGGCATAGCTCAATTATCAGATATGGTAATAGGTTTAGAGCGCAATCAACAATCAGCTGATGAATCAAATCAAACAGTTGTTAGAATTTTAAAGAATAGGTTTTCAGGCGAGACTGGTGTTGCTTGTAAAATATCTTACGATCCTGTAACTGGCAGACTCTCTGAGTTGCACAGTGAATTGTGATAGAGAATTTAAAACTGAGTTTGACTATTTAGCTCATGTTGTACGCGTAGCTTTAATACAAATTGAATCGGGTAGACAGGAAATAGTAATAAACGTACATAGGTACGAAGACATGGAATTAATTGCAGAAGTGCTTTCTGTAGATTTAAATGAATCAGAAATTGCAGGAATTTATTTTAAAATAAACACAGTTAATTAGGAGAACTATGAAATACGTATTAGATTTGGAATGTGATAATTTTTTATACGATGTTAAAAGAGTACATTGTATAGTTATGAAAGACATTGAAACGCAAAAAATATATACCGATTTAGATGATTGCTTAAAGCGATATCAAAAAGCAGAACTTATTATAGGGCATAATGTTATTGCTTTTGATTGTAAAGTTATTGAAAAAATATATAACATTAAAACAAATGCAAAACTATTTGACACTTTAATAGCAGCTCGATTGGTATGGTCGCATATAAGAGAATATGATTTTAAAAATATCCATACTGGTTATCCTAAAAATTTAATTGGTAGACAAAGTTTAGAATCATGGGGGCACCGTTTAAAATTACATAAAGGTACACCTCCTGATAAGTGGGATGTGTTTACACCTGAAATGTTAAAGTATTGCATTCAAGATGTAGAAGTAACGCATGTTTTATATAATAAGATAATTGAAAAAAAGTATTCACAAGAAGCATTAGATTTAGAACATAATGTTCAATTAGCTTGCGTAGGTATGATGAACAACGGCATACAATTTGATTCATTAAAAGCTAAAAGACTTTATAGCGAGTTATCAAATCAAAGATCAGACTTAGAAGCACAGCTTTTAGAATACTTTCCACCTTGGGTTGAAGAAAAAGAATTTATACCTAAAGTAAATAATAAATCCAGAGGATATACTAAGGGTGTTCCATTTATTAAAAAAACTACAATTGATTTTAATCCTGGATCAAGGGATCACATAGCATTTAGATTAAAAACAACAAGAGGATGGAAGCCAAAAGAATTTACACCAGATGGTAAGCCTAAAGTAGATGATGCAATTTTATCTACACTTAAATGGCCAGAAGCTAAAGTGCTTGCTAATTACTTTATGATTCAAAAGCGCTTAGGTATGCTAGCTGAAGGCAAAAATGCTTGGTTAAAGCTAGAAAAACAAAACCGTATATATGCTGGCATTAATAGTAATGGAGCAGTTACAGGCAGATGCACTCACTCAAATCCTAATCTAGGTCAAGTGCCAAGTGTTAGAGCTAAGTATGGATCTGAATGTAGAGAATTGTTTACAGCTAAAGAAGGGCATTTATTAGTAGGTGCTGATATGTCACAGCTTGAGCTAAGAATGCTAGGTCACTATATGCACCCGTTTGACAATGGCGAATATGCTAATGATGTTATTAATGGTGATATACATACACGAACATTAGAAGCTCTTGAATTAGAGCCTACACAACGCGCACTAGCTAAAAGATTTATATACACATTTTTATATGGTGGAGGAGCTAAGCGCATAGCAGAAGTTATGGATGCTAAAGTAAGCGAAGGCGCAAGACTTAAAGCAATGTTCTTACAAAAAATTCCTGCACTAAAAATATTAATAGATAAAGTGCAAGCTGCATCACAAATTAGAGGAGACATTAAAGGTCTTGACGGTAGGCGCATATTTATACGCTCCCCTCATGCTGCTCTAAATAGTTTGTTGCAAAGCGCTGGCGCAATATGTTCAAAGTATTGGATTGATAACTTAAGATGTTATTTATCAGAAGATATAAAACTTGTAGGGTGGATTCACGATGAAGTTATTTTAGAAGTAAAAGAAGATCAAGCACATTATGCTAAGAAAATTGTTATACAAGCAATAGAAGATATAGCTCCTCGCATAGGGCTAAGAGTTCACTTAACCGGAGATAGCAGAATTGGTAAAAACTGGAAAGAAATCCATTGATAAAATTGGAAAAAAATATATAAGCATCCCAGTCACTGGGCGCATATTAAAAAAAGGCGACAAAATAAATAACTTATATTTTGTAGGTTATGTAAAGAATATTAATAGTATGCGTGAAAAATGGTGTAGTGACAAATCGTGGTGGCACTTAAATATTAGAGAAACACACAGAGGTGCAAAGCGCAGGGCTGAACATAAAGGTATAGAATTTGATATTACAATTAAATACTTAAAAAGCATTTGGCCAAACGATAGCTTGTGCCCAGTTTTCAATTCTCCAATGACATTTGTTAATAAAGTAAAATGGAGATCAGCATCTTTAGATAGAATTAATTCTGATAAAGGTTACATTGTTGGAAATGTTCAGTGGATCTCAACAAAAGCAAACACATTAAAATCTAATGCACATCCGTATGAACTTATGAGACTCGCGCGTTACTTGGTAAATCAATTAACGGAGCAAGAAGAAAATGCCAAAAAGTAAATTATTAATAGATGGTGATATTATTGCTTATCAAATTACAACTCAAATAGAAGAAGCTATTCATTGGGGTAACGACTTATGGACTTTACATAGTGATTTTAAAACTGCTAAAGATCATTTACATACATATATAAAAACATTAAAAGAAAATTTATACTTACCAGATATTATAATATTTTTAACTGATGGATCTGAAAACTTTAGAAAACAATTATATCCAGCTTATAAAGCAAATAGAAAAAATAAGCGCAAACCAACATGTTTACCTGAAATGCGCAAATATATGATAGAAGAATTTAATGCTATAACAGAACCCAGACTAGAAGCTGATGATTTATTAGGCATATATTCAACAAAACCAAGCTATAAAAACAGCATTGTGGTCTCTTTAGATAAAGATCTAAGGACTATACCAGGAAGACTATCACCAGATGGCTCAAATATTCTTAAGATTACTAAGAAAAAAGCAATATATAGTCATGCAACACAAATATTAATAGGCGATACAACTGATAATTATCCAGGTTGTCCAGGTATTGGGCCTAAAACAGCTGCTAAATTGTTTGCAGATGTAGAAGGTGCCACAACAATGGAACCATATTGGGGAGTTATTGTTAAAGCATATAATAAAGCAGGACTCACAGAAGCAGACGCACTTACACAAGCACGAATATCTTACATACTACAGAGCAAAGACTATGACTTCAAAAGTAAAAAAATCAAATTGTGGCAACCACTTAGTTGATACAAATCCAAATCATTATAATAAGTATAAAATTCAACCTAGAGAATTTATTACAGAAAATAATATACCGTATAACGAAGCTAATATTATTAAATATATTTGCAGATGGCGCGATAAAGGAGGCATAACTGACTTACATAAAGTAATTAATTATGCTCAATATTTAATTGACAAAGAAAATAATAAGTAATGGGGGCATGTTTAGATAACAGATGGACATAAATATAACAGAAAACTTAATGCCAACGCAAACAGATGATCTAATTAAATGGTTAGATAGGATATACGCATTGCAAAATACTCAGCCTACAGATGATATTCAGACTATTATGTTTAGAGCAGGGCAAAGAAGCGTTATTGATTTTTTAAAACATAGATCAGAAACAGAAAATAACTTATTAACAAAGGTGATTAAATAATGTGTGGCTCAAAAAAAGTAATAAATCCTCCGGCACCGGAACCTATAGCAGCTGTTCCAGTTACGGCGCAAAATCAAAAAATTCCTGAGCTAGACTTAGCTATAGAAAGCGATAACGATAAAGACACTAAAAAGAAAAATTCTAAAAGAACAGGTAAGAAATCATTAAGAAGTGATGGCTTAGCTGTAACTCCAGTAAATAGTCTTAACATACCTAATTAAATATGTACGAAACAAATAATGTTAAAAAAATGTATGAAAAGCTAAGCGCTAAAAAAGATCAGTTTGTTGATCGCGGCAGAGAATGCAGTGAATTAACTATATCTTCTTTATTACCTGCTGAAGGCTTTGGTTCATCATCAGACTTATACACACCATACCAATCTGTAGGAGCTAGAGGTGTTAACAACTTAGCTTCAAAATTATTATTGTTATTATTGCCACCTAATGAGCCATTCTTTAGACTCACAATGGGTGCACAAGTTAAAAAAGAATTAGAAGAAAATGAAGAATTATTTAGTGATGTTGAAAAATCACTAGCTAAAATTGAACGCGAAGTTATGCGCCATATTGAAGAGACAGCTTTGCGTGTACCAACGTTTGAAGCTCTTAAGCATTTAATTGTAGCAGGCAATGTACTTGTACACTTACCTAAAACAAATAAAATGAAAGTATATAACATATCTCAATATTGTGTTGAGAGAGATGCAGATAGTAATTTATTACAAATTATTATTAAAGAATCAGTTTCACCAAAATCATTAGATCCAGAAACTAGGGAAGCATGTCAGGTAACTGATAAAGACACGGACGTCGACATCTATACTAATATAGAAAAAAGTTTAGATGGTAATTTTTATGTATACCAATGCTGTAATGATTATATTATTGAAAGCAGTAAAGGCAAATATAAAGAAGATGACTTACCTTTTATGGCTTTAAGAATGGTCAGAGTTGATTCAGAAAGTTATGGTCGTGGTTATGTAGAAGAGTTTCTTGGCGATTTAAAATCATTAGAGGGCTTATCAAAAGCACTGTTAGAATCATCAGCAGCATGCAGTAAAGTAGTATTTATGGTTAAGCCTAATGCTACGACTAAAAAAAGAGATTTGGTTGAAGCATCTAATGGCGATATCATAACTGGAAATCGAGAAGACGTAACAACGCTCCAAGCCGAAAAGCAATATGATCTCCAAGTAGTTGAAAGAGTTATTAATTCTTTAACTGAAAGATTAGCATTTGCTTTTTTATTACAATCAGGAGTTGTTAGAGATGCTGAACGAGTTACTGCAGAAGAAATTAGAAAACTAGCTAACGAATTAGAGTCCTCATTAGGTGGACTATACTCATTACTATCGCAAGAATTTCAATTGCCATTAGTTAATTTACTAATGAAAAGAATGGGATCAAAAGGTACAATACCAAAACTACCTAAAGGATCTATAACACCTGCTATTGTTACTGGTGTCGCGGCATTAGGGCGTGGTAATGACTTATTAAAACTAAGAGCATTCATTGAAGACATAGGCTCTTTAGCTCAAATTAATCCTGAAGCAGTGCAACTAATTAATATAAATGATTTGATTAATAGAATAGCAACATCTCACGGAATAGATACAGAAGGCTTACTTAAAAATCCAGAAGCAATTGCTGCAGAGCAACAACAAGCTCAACAACAGCAAATGGCACAACAAGTTACGCAAGGCGCTACACCAGCTGTAGCATCAGGTGTAATGCAAGGAGTTCAAGACGGAACAGTAGATCCAGAACAATTAGCACAAGCAGCACAAGGAATGATGGAGCAACAATAATATGGTAGATAGTATAGTAATAAACAAAGATGCAGAAACAACTGCTGAGAAACCAGTAGAAGAAAGTCAAGTAGAAGCTACAGAAGTAGCACCTACACCAGAGGTAGAAAAAATATTAGGTAAATTTGAAACTCAAGAAGACCTAGTTAATGCATATAAAGAACTAGAGTCTAAAATAGGATCTCCTAAAGAAGAGCCTAAAGAAGAGCTTAAACAAGAAAGCAATTTAGAAATACAAGAACAAGCAGAAGAAGTGGTTAATGCTGCTAATCTTGATATGGAACAATTACAAAATGAATTTGCTGAAAACGGTAAATTGAATGATAATTCTTTAGCTAAACTTAAATCAGTTGGAATATCTGAGGATATTGTAAAGGGTTATATAGAAGGCCAACAAGCTGTTGCTAAGCAAATAGAAAGTGATATTAAATCTGTAGCAGGTGGAAATGACGGTTATACCGACATGATAACTTGGGCAAAAGAAAATTTAAGCGCTGATGAAGTGTCTGCTTATAATCGTGTGGTTAATGGTAGAGATATTGAAGCAACTAAATTAGCTGTAGCCGGACTTAAATCGCGCATGGGTAGTGATGCAGAGCCTAACTTAATTAGAGGCAAAGCACCTACATCACAATCACAGTTTGATTCTATGGCTCAGATTACTGATGCTATGAAGGATCCTAGATATGCAAAAGATTCTGCATTTCGAAACGAAGTAAAAGCTAAGATCGATAGATCTGATATTTACTAAACATTACATTCCATTTTTGGAAGTAGTGAAAACCAGACAATAAATACAAAGAAATAACTTGACCTACTAAGGTAGACAATCTAGCTAAATACTTTTAAATAAAAGTCGGTTGATTAAAATTAACCTTTATCAAGGAGATAAAATTATGGCAGCAGGTGTACCAGCTAGTATTGGTCGTATTAATGCAGCAAACGCAGAAGACGCACTTTTTCTAAAAGTGTTCGGTGGCGAAGTAATTGCAGCATACGAACAAGCTAGCGTAACTCAAGGCGCTGATATGGTGAGATCAATCTCATCTGGAAAATCAGCAACATTTCCGGTAATCGGAAGAACAGCAGCAGCATATCATGTGCCGGGCGCTGAGATAGTAGGAACAGACATTAACCACAACGAGAGAGTTATAACAATTAACGACCTCTTAGTGTCTAGTGCTTTCTTATCAAACATAGAAGAAGCTAAGAATCACTATGATGTGAGATCTATTTACTCAACTGAGTTAGGTAGAGCTTTAGCTTTTCAAAAAGATAAACATATATTACAAACTATAGGTCTTGCATCATTAGGTGGTGCTGGAGCAACTGGTTTAGACGCAGGTACAACTGTGACTAATACTGGGATTGCTTCTGCAACAGCAGCTACAGCAGCTAACGCTGTGATCCAAGCACTATTTGATGCAGCAAGTGCATTGGATTCTCACTATGTTCCTAAAGAAGGTCGTAAGGCTTTCATTAGATTAGAAGAGTATTACAAACTTGCTAATGCAACTAATGCAGTTAATGTAGATTTCA